CCGTCAACCCTCCGGCACCTGACGATTTCGACAACGCTGCCAAGTACGCAGAGGCCCTGGCCGAGCAGAAAGCGCAGGAGTTGCTTCGACAGCGTGAGGCGTCCCAGCAGCAGGCTAAGGTGATCGAAGCCTACCATGAGAAAGAGGAAGCCGCCCGCGGCAAGTACGACGACTTTGAACAGGTCGCGTACAACCCGAGCCTTCCTGTAACTGATGTTATGGCCCAGACCATCCAGGCTTCTGACGTTGGCCCCGATATCATCTACTGGCTTGGGACCAATCCGAAAGAGTCTGCGCGTATCGCCAACCTGTCTCCGTTCATGCAGGCCAAGGAGATCGGCAGGATCGAGGCCAAGCTGGCCGCCGACCCTCCGGTTAAGAAGACGTCAACCGCCCCGGCCCCTATTGCTCCGGTGACGGCTCGCTCGACGTCCACGCCTGGCTACGACACGACGGACCCCCGTTCCGTCAAAAACATGTCTACGTCGGAGTGGATCGAGGCCGAGCGCCTGCGCCAGATCAAAAAGTGGGAAGCCACACGCAACCGCTAAGGAACCTTTGAAATGGCAAACTCGCTTCTTACTATCGACATGATCACCAGGAAGGCCCTGGAGATCCTTGAGAACAACCTCGTCCTCACCCGCAACGTCAACCGCCAGTACGACGACAGCTTTGCCGTCGAAGGCGCGAAGATCGGCTCCACCCTCCGCATCCGTCTGCCGGACCGCGCGCTGGTGACCGATGGCGCGGCCCTCCAGGTGCAGGACGACAACGAGCAGTTCACCACGCTGACGGTCTCCAGCCAGAAGCACATCGGTGTGAACTTCACCTCGGCCGAACTCACCATGCAGCTCGACGACTTCGCAGAGCGCGTGCTGAAGCCTCGTATCTCGCAGCTCGCGTCCAGCATCGACGCGGACGTGGCCAACGCCTACAAGTCGGTCTTCCAGTCTGTCGGCACCCCCGGCACGACCCCGGCCACTTCTCTGGTGCTGCTCCAGGGCCAGCAGAAGCTGAACGAGTCGGCCGCCGTGATGTCGCCGCGCTACGCGACCGTGAACCCGGCCGCCAACGCGGGCCTCGTCGAAGGCATGAAGGGTCTGTTCAACCCGACCGACACCATCAGCCGCCAGTTCAAGAACGGCATGATGGGCATGGGCGTGCTGGGCTACGACGAGATCAACATGTCTCAGTCGATCAAGCAGCACCAGACCGGCTCCCGCACCGGCGCGCACACGGTGACGACCACTGTGTCCACGCAGGGCCAGGCCACGCTGAACATCACCGGCACCGGCTCGCAGACGCTGGCCGCTGGCGACGTGTTCACGGTGGCGGGCGTGTTTGCGGTCAACCCGCAGACCCGCGAGTCCACGGGTTCGCTCCAGCAGTTCGTGGTGACGGAAGCCATTGCGGCGTCCGGCGGCGCGTACACCGCGGTCAAGATCTCTCCGGCGATCTTTACCTCGTCCAACGCGCTGGCGACCGTCGATAGCTTCCCGCAGGCTGGTGCGGTGGTCACGTTCCTCGGTGCGGCCTCTACGTCGTATCCGCAGAACCTGATCTACCACAAGGACGCCATCTCGTTCGCCACGGCCGACCTGCTGCTGCCGCAGGGCGTGGACATGGCCTCTCGCCAGGTTCACAACGGCATCTCGCTGCGTGTCGTGCGCCAGTACGACATCAACAACGACCGCCTGCCTTGCCGTATCGACGTCCTCTACGGCTTCAACACCATCCGCCCGCCCATGGCCGTGCGGCTCTGGGGCTAAGGCACAGGAAAGGAGAACACGAACATGGCAATTCCGAATGGCGGCGGCGGTTACCAGATTGGTGACGGCAACCTCAACGAGCCTCTGATCGACGCGCTCCCCGATCCCGTCTCCGTCACTACGGCGGCGACGCTCACCCCGGCGCAGGTGCTGAACGGGCTGATCCTGGCAAACTCCGGGATTACCGCCGCGTCCGTCACCTACACCCTGCCGACGGTGGCGGATCTGGAACTCGTCCTGTCCAACTCGGACAAGGTGGGCACGGCGTTCACCTTCCGCCTGGTGAACCTTGGCACGTCCTCCGGTACGGCGATCATCGCCACCAACACCGGCTGGACGATCACGGGCTCGCTGACGATGACCGTCCCGGTCACGACCGGCGCCCAGTTCGTCGCCCGCAAGTCTGCGGCCGGCGCCTGGACCCTCTACCGCGTCGTGTAATGTACCCGGCCCCCTGCTTCGGCAGGGGGCCGACCTTTTGAGGCTCACATGCCAGTCATCTACCTTGAACACCCTCGGCACGGCGTTAAGGTCGCCTTCATGGACCTTGAGGCCGAACAGGACGAGGAGAACGGCTGGTCGCGGATGGCGGAGGCAAACGCGGCCCCCGTCAATATGCTGGCACGCGCCGCTGGTGGTGATACAATGACCTCTGAGGCCCCGCGCCGTCGAGGCCGCCCGCGCGCCAATAAGGACGACTGACATGGCCACGGCAGGCGACATCATCAACGGATCGCTCCGCCTGCTGGGCGTGCTGGCCGAAGGCGAAACGCCGTCCTCTGAGACGTCTCAAGACGCGCTCAACGCCATGAACCAGATGATCGACAGCTGGAACACCGAACGCCTCGCCGTGTTCTCGACCATTGATCAAGTAGAGACGTGGCCACCCGGCGCGCTCTTTCGCACCTTTGGGCCGACCGGCGATATCGTGGGCGACCGCCCAATCCTGGTGGAAGACAGCACCTACTTCCGCGACCCGGCGACCGGCATCTCCTATGGCCTCAAGCTGATCAATCAGCAGCAGTACAACGGCATCGCCGTGAAGACCGTCACCAGCACCTACCCCCAGGTGCTGTGGGTCAACATGACGTATCCGAACATCGAGATGTACGTTTACCCGGTGCCGACGAAGGTGCTGGAGTTCCACATTGTCTCGGTGCAGCCGCTGTCAAAGCCCGCCAATCTGGCAACGGAATTGACTTTTCCGCCCGGCTACCTACGCGCCTTCCGCTACAATCTGGCCTGCGAAATGGCGCCGGAGTTCGGCGTTGAGCCGACCCCACAGGTGTCGCGCATCGCCATGACGTCGAAGCGCAACCTCAAGCGGATCAACAACCCGGATGATGTGATGGCGCTGCCCTACAGCATCGTGGGGACTAGGCAAAGATACAACGTCTTTGCGGGCAATTACTGATGAAGGCGGCGCTTGCCTTCAATATACGCGGTGTGGGCTTTTTCGGGCGTTTCAAACAGCCCGAGTCGAACCTCTTTGTAATTTACGGTAATACTGGCAAGCCACTTGCTGTTTTCTTTGCGAACGCCCGTAAAGCCGCTTTTGTTCTGGCGAGCTTTTTGGTTGTATGCGTTCTGAGCGTTCGTCACTTCCCGCAGATTGTTCAGCGCGTTGTTTGCTCGGTTTCGGTCTATGTGGTCAATCTGTTCCGTTGGCCACCGGCCGTGAACGTGCAACCATGCCAGCCGATGCGCCAGATACAGCCGATCATCTATGCGAATGAGAATGTAGCCGTTGCGCGCTACGCAGCCAGCACGGTCGCCTTTCCGGCATTTTCGCCGGCTGATTGCCCACGTAAACATGCCCGTATCCGGGTCGTAGTTCGTAAGTTTGCGGAGGCGATCCGCCGTAAGATCGGGTTGCATACGACCGCTAATATTATCGCTTGGCGTGGGGGTCAAGCATGAAGACGGCGATCCTCGGCAGCACCTACGTCGCCCGCAGCGTCAATGCTGCGGACAGCCGCATGGTGAACCTGTTCCCTGAGATCGTGCCCGAGGCTGGCAAGGAGCCGGCTTTCCTCCAGCGCGCGCCTGGCCTGCGCCGCGTGGTGACAGTTGGCACCGGCCCTATCCGTGGGCTGTGGCAGTTAGGTTCCTACGGCTATGTTGTGTCGGGAAACACGCTCTACCGCGTTGATACGAGCTGGAACGTCACGACCATCGGTACGGTTGCCAACACTGGCCCAGTGTCGATGGCCGACAACGGCACTCAGATATTCATCGCCGCCAACGGCCCCAGCTACATCTACAACACTCTGACGACCGTCTTTCAACAGATCACCGACGTTGACTTCCCCGGCGCCGTGGCTGTTGCCTATCTTGACGGTTACTTCGTGTTCAACGAACCAAACAGCCAGAAGATCTGGATCACAAGCCTGCTGGAAGGCACGCAGGTCGATCCGCTCGACTTCGCCAGCGCCGAGGGTTCTCCTGACGGCCTCGTCTCGCTGATTGTCAGCAACCGCGAAGTCTGGCTGTTTGGCACCAACTCTACCGAGGTCTGGTACAACGCCGGCACGGCTGACTTCCCGCTCCAGCGCATCCAGGGCGCCTTCAACGAGGTGGGCTGCGCTGCCGCCTTCTCCGTCGCCAAGATGGACAACAGCGTCTTCTGGCTGGGCGCCGATGCCCGCGGCCGAGGCATCGTCTACCGCACCAATGGCTACCAAGCCGTTCGCATCTCGACCCACGCTGTCGAGTGGCAGATCCAGCAGTACGGCAATCTGTCGGATGCGATTGCCTACACCTACCAGCAAGACGGCCACTCGTTTTATGTGCTGATCTTCCCGCAGGCCGACACCACCTGGGTCTACGACATCGCCACCGGCGCATGGCACGAGCGTGCAGGCTGGAATAACGGCAGCTACACTCGCCACCGCAGCAACTGCCAGATGGCGTTCAACAGCGAAGTCATCGTAGGCGATTACCAGAACGGCAAGCTCTATGCCTTTGACCTTGATGTCTACGCTGACGACGACGCGGTTCAGCGGTGGCTGCGATCCTGGCGCGCCCTGCCAACCGGCCAGAACAACCTAAAGCGCACGACTCACTACAGCTTGCAGCTCGACTGCGAGACCGGCGTAGGGCTCGACCAACCCCCGTCGGAAGACGAGATTTTTTCTACTTTGTTTGAAGTAGGCGTCTTGGCGACCGAAGCCGGCGACATTTTGGTAACCGAAGACGGGGACGCTATGCTGGTCTTCGACACCAACCTCACCACAATGATCCCTCGCGCCATGCTGCGCTGGTCGGACGATGGCGGCCACACTTGGTCAAACGAACACTGGAAGTCGATGGGGCGGATTGGCCAGTTTGGCTACCGCACCATCTGGCGGCGCCTTGGCATGACACTAGAGATCCGCGACCGTGTGTACGAGGTATCCGGCACGGATCCCGTGAAGATCGCTATCATGGGCGCCGAGCTGGCGCTTCGGCCGACTAATGCCTAGCACCATTAACGTCACCAGCCTCCCCGCGCCCCGCGTATCCGTCATTGACCCCAATACGGGCTTGATGACGCGCGAGTGGTATCGCTTCTTCTTTAACCTGTTCATTTTGACGGGCAGCGGATCCAACACCGAAACCCTTCAGGATCTGCAAGTTGGCCCTCCGTCGGCTGACCCGTCTGTGTTCCTTACCGCGCTGCAAGACGCAGCCCTTAGCCCTCCCGGAAGCTACAGCGCCGACACCAACCTTGTGCTGTGGCAGGCCATTGACGGCCTTGCTGTTGCGCCACCGCCCGCCGACGAGGTGCCCGGCTGGAGCATCCCGCCGCGCGGCGTCACCGTGGGCGCGTCGCCCTTCACGTTCCAGAACACGACCGGCCGTTCGGTTGATCTGATCGTGACAGGCGGCACTGTGTCGGCCATTGCCTTCTCCCGAGACAACGTAACTTTTTATGGTGTTGGCTCGACCGCGGGGGTATTTTGGCTGTCGCCATACGACTATCTCCGTGTGACCTACACGGTCGCGCCCACAATCACCCTGGTGCCGAGGTAGCCCATGCCCGTCGTTATCTCGCTTTTCGCAGGTGTTGGGGCGCAGTTCTTCGATAACAACGGCGACCCTTTGTCGGGCGGCCTTGTCTACACCTACGCCGCCGGCACCACGACGCCGCTGGCAACGTACACGACATCCGCCGGCACGACCCCGCACACCAACCCAATCGTCCTAGACGCCGCAGGCCGAGTCAATGAGATTTGGCTTGATAGCGCCAGCACATACAAGTTTTTGCTCCAGACCTCGCTCGGCGTTACGATTGCTACTTACGATAATGTGTATGGCGCTATTACGGTTAACTCCCCTACGTTCACGGGTAACGTCACTATTACTGGCGATCTGAGCGTCGGTGACGACGTGACCATTGCTGGTGATTTGGCGGTAACCGGCGACATAAGCGGCATTTGGAACGGCGGCGTCATTCCCGTTGCCAAGGGCGGCACGGGGGCGTCTACCGCCGCGACTGCACGCACTAACCTTGGCGCCGCCGCAACCGGCGACGTTACGGCGTCTGGCCTGACCATGAACACGGCGCGCCTGCTGGGCCGTTCGACGGCAAGCATCGGCGCGGTAGAGGAGATTACAATCGGTTCGGGACTGTCCCTCTCTGCGGGCGAACTGTCTGTGCCGCCTGCGTCGGTTGTTCAGCTCCGCGAGCAGTTTTTCACCTCCAGCAGCACTTGGACCGCGCCGGCCGGCGTCACACGCGCACAGATTGTCGTGATTGGCGCTGGCGGTGGCGGCGGCGGCTCTAACACCACGGGCTGCACTAACGACGGCGGTCCGGGCGGCGCAGGCGGGATGGGCGTCAACAACGTAGCCGTCACGCCAGGCACAACGTACACCGTTACCGTCGGCACCGGGGGCGCTGGTGGGGCCGCCAACGCTAACGGATCTACCGGCGGCACAACGTCGTTTGGCGCGCTAATTTCCGCTACGGGCGGCGGGGGTGGTCTTGCAAACGGCACTCAAGGATCAGCCGGCGCGGCTTCTGGCAGTGCCGCATGGTTTTTCTACACATCAAACGGACGAGGGGCTGGGGGTGCTGGCGGCATAGTCCCCGGCGGCGGTTCAACGGGCGGCACGGGTATTGCCTATGTTCAGTGGGTAGGAGCTTAAATTATGTACGCCCTTATCTCCCCTACCGAGAAAGTTGTTGATGTAACAGGCGCCGTTTTAGGCAACCGCGTAGCCGAGGTTGTTGTCACCGCGTTCTCGGTAGCCAGCCCTTTGTTTTGGGCTGAGTGCAGCAGCGACGTGGTTGCCGACCAGTTTTACTGGTTTAACGGCAGTTTCTTTCCTGTGCCGCCTCCGCCGCCGCCTCCGCCTGTTGTGCTGCCCGAAGGCGGCGGTCCGGCGGTTCTCTGATGTTGGAGACGAAGCCATTCACACTTGGTAAGCTGACAGGGGCGATCTACGACTTCCCCAAGGCTGGCGACGTGCTGCCCATGCACACGCACAGCGAGACGGACGTACACATTAGCGTTGTGGCGGCGGGCTCTTTTTTGGCGCATGGAGCTGGCTGGCAGCGCGAAGTGAAGGCCGGCGACGTGCTAGACTGGCGCCCTCACGAGGCCCATGAGTTCATCGCCAACGAGGCCGGTTCTCGCCTCGTCAACATCGTGAAGGGGTAGGACATGGCTGTCTCCGTTGTAGTTCTGATCCCGGCCAAGACCGTCGAGAACACGCAGACGACGCAGTACACGGCGAACGGCGTGACGACGATCATCGACAAGTTCACGGCGACCAACTACAGCGGTTCGGCGGCGACGATCAGCATCAACCTCGTCACGGCCGCAGGCGCCCCCGGCAACAACAACCTAATCGTCCGCACCAAGACGCTCCAGGCAAACGAGACGTACACCTTCCCCGAGATCGTGGGCCAAGTGCTGTCGCCTGGCGCCTTCATTTCCACTATCGCCGGCACGGCCGCTGCGCTTAACATCCGCGCCAGCGGGCGCGAGGTGACGCAGTAATGCCGACGGCGCTGGTGGATGACCGAAAGGCGGGGCTGGCCGTAGGCTATGCCGCGACTGATTGGTCTTCGCCGGTTGACTACGAGGCATACGAAGCCGCGCTGGAAGACTGGACGGTGAAGACTATCGTTCGGGACGGCGAGCGCATCGGCGCCGCCTACTTTAAGGACGGAGAGGTCCACGTCTCCATCCTGCCGGAGTGGCGAAAGAAGTGGGCGACCAAAGGCGTGATAGCGCAACTTTTTGCGGATGAAGGCGCGTTTAGCCGTATCGCGCCGGGGCACGACTACATGTTTGATATCTTTCGGCGGTTAGGGTTTAACGTCTACGACGACGGTAGTGTCGGAAGGGCCGCATAATGGGTATCGAAACCGCCATCCTCGGCGCAGGCGCTCTCGGCGCTGGCGCTGGCGTCCTTGGTTCGCGTAGCGCGGCCCGCACGCAGGCCAACGCTGCTCGCGACGCCGCTAACGCGCAGGTTGCTGCTGCCGACCGTGCTGCTACCGCGCAGCGCGAGATGTTTGAGCGCCAGGTGGAGCTGCAAGAGCCGTTCCGCCAAGCTGGCTTGACCGCGCAGAACCGGCTGCTGACGCTGCTGGGGCTGGAG